TCGAAAATCGTTGATTTCTGCTGCGAAAAAGAAATCTATCATTTGCACAAAGATAGCCTTGTAAAACTAGCTGTTTCTTCTTTGCGTCCACAAGAAATGCATGTGAGGTTAAATAAAAATGGGCTTGAAATTATTAGACAGCACGAAAATCAAGATCGTTTAAGAGTTCAAACATTTATGCACCAATTGACTAACTGCGGTGCGGATTTCAGTGAAATAGATTTTGAGGCTATAGTTTACTTTGGAGATGATTTAACGTTTTACGATCAGGGCGCTCCTCGTTTATGTTTCACTAGAAGAAAAAATCATAAAAATATTCTTTTACCTGACCCCCATATATACAATGTAGCCAAATTTGTAGATAATTTCAAAGATTGGGATTGTGATTTTTATTCTAAAAAAAATAAGGCAGTTTTTGCTGGCAGTTATTGTGGAGGTTCTAAGCCTAAAGAAAATCAAAGATTCAAATTTTGTTGGGATAACCAAGATAAAAAGCTGGGTAATTTTAAAATAACAAACTTCTTCATGGATGTTGTTCCTAATGGCCACTCGGAATATCTTAAAGAATATGACTGGAAGAAAATACAAGGAGATTTTTTAGCTCCCTATAAACAAATGGAATATAAATATATTTTCAATATTAATGGTGAAACTAATTGTTGGGATAGGTTTTTGTGGGCCATGTATTCAAACTCGTTATGTTTATATTTATCTCCAAAAAGGAATGATATGTCGTGGTACTATCATTACTTGAAAAGTTTTGGGGGTTTTACTTTTATAGACGAAATAGATTGGGAAGCTTCTATAAACTGGTTCAACAACAATCCTGAAATCTGCAAGGATTTGGTTGAAAAACAAAAAGAGTTTTCTAGACCTTTTGTAAAATTAAAAACACATTATAATTATTTAAAACAAATTTTATATAAGTATAATGACATTTATAACTCATAATGAAAATTGCTTTTTATTCCCCTCACCTTTCTCTTGGTGGAACTGAAATAACTCTTTACGATTTCGCTGATTACAATGAAAAGTTACTTGGTAACGAATCTGTTATCATTTATAATAAGGGGAATCACGCAAATCATCCGTCTGTCATTGAAAAATTCCAAACTAGATTCTCTGATATTTTTACCTTAAACAGTCCAGAAGAAAACTGGACATGGAACAGCAGGATAACAGTTCCCCTGTTAGACGAGGTAATTGCTTCACAAAATTGTGATGCTCTTTATATGCAAAAATTTGGAAACAATGACGGCGTTGTTTCTCGGATATGTAAAACACTGGTATTATGTGCCGCTCCAGTTTGCGACCCACATGGAGATGTATATGCTTATGTTTCAGAGTGGCTAAGCAAGGTCGCCTCTGGTGGTCGCTATCCTGCTGTCCCTAGCATGATTACACCTCTCTCAAAGGATGAGGGCAATTTACGCAAAGAGCTAGGAATTCCATTGTCAGCTAGAGTTTTTGGAAGGACTGGTGGAGAGTATGGTTGGAATTTACCTTGGGCAGATAACGTAGTGGAGCGTGTTCTACACTCAGATGAAAATACATATTTCTTGTTTCAAAATACGAACCTTTCATTTTCTCACCCCCGTGCTCTAAAGTTAGAACCTTCCGCAGATCTTAAGATTAAATCTCAATTTATAAACACTTGTGATGCTATGATTCACGCGAGGGCCGAAGGAGAAAGCTTTGGTTGCGCCTGTGGCGAATTCTCTAGCCTTAACAAACCAATTATCACATGGAGTTTATCGAAAGATAAGCACCACATTGAGACCTTAGGTGAAAAAGGTATCTATTATAATAATGCAGAAGAAATGTATGAGAAACTAATTAATTTCACTCCAGAACCCGAAAAAAACTGGAATTGCTATGATCAATTTAAACCAGAAGTGATAATGAACACATTTAATAAAATTTTCTTACAATAATATGAACACCGTAGTCAAAACAAACCACCCCTTCTGCATAAATGAGCCAGATTTTACTCTTCATGGAGAAGTCTCAGAGAAAGATCCGTCCGAGATAAGGCTAAAGCCATTAAAGATGAACTGTTCTGCTGGCGAAGACAACCATACAGATAGAGATCTCATTGAAGAATCCTTATCACGATTTACAAAAGAAAAAATAAATTGCTTAGATTTGGGCTGTGCAGCAGGACAGCTTATCTTAGATTTTGATAAACGTTCAGAGACAAATGTTTGCATTGGTTTAGACGGTAGCTGTGGCGTATATAAACACCAAAACTGGCTAATAGAGGAAAACAGACAGGTTTTACGCCACGCGAACTTAGTAGAAAATTTTTCAATACTAGACGAGACAAACAATAAAATTAAATTTGATGTTATTACCTGTTGGGAGGTTATAGAACATTTTAATGAAAAAGATTTAGATATTTTCTTTAAAAACGTATCTGAACACTTGAGTGAAGATGGCTTATTTTTTGGTAGCATCGCTCTTTTCCCTGATGTCAGAGATGAAAATGGATTTCATCAAGATTGCCCAGAATACAATGCTGATTCTAAACAATTTTTACTTCATAAAACCGTCTTTGATTCCAAAGAGCCTTGGGATGAAATATTGAGTAAATATTTTACTGTCAAAGATTACGACTTCAAAACAAAATTAAGAAATCACGATAACTCTTACTACTTTATGTGCAAAAATGGTTGTAGCTAAATGTCCTTTAAGAGTTTCTCTTGCGGGTGGAGGGACAGATTTAGAAAAATTTATAACGACACACGGCTCAGGTCAGGTTGTTAGTTTTCCTTGTAATTTATATACATCGGTTTCGATACACAATAATCATCGTAGAGAGTATATTATTAACTATTCTCGCCCAGAGAAAGTTAAACACTGGAAAAATATTAAGAATAATTTAGCCAGAGAAGTCTTTAGGAGATATGATAATGGCCCTGTCACTATAACATTTAATAGTGACATTTATTCCACTGGAAGCGGGTTAGCTTCTTCTTCATCCTTTTGTATTGCAATTTTAAAAGCATTTAATGATTTTTATGATTTAAATAAATCTAATTTTGAAATCTGCAAAACAGCTTTAGAAATAGAGAGGACATTTAACCCATTAACAGGAAGACAAGACCCTTACAGTTGCGGAATGAGCGGTTTAAAGCATATAGAGTTTTCAGAGTGTTCGGAAAGCCCCAAAATCACACACCTAGACTCTAAGATTTTTAAAGATTTTAAAATGTGGTTGATGCCCACTAATTTAACGAGGCAATCAACAAAGTCATTAGAGGCAACAATAGAGTCTAACCTTTTTCCTTTTTTTGAGTGTGCTTCAAATTTAAAAGACTATATCGAGAAAGATCTCATTGACAAAGCTATTAAGACAATTAATGATGGTTGGCGCATAAAAAAAAGACAAACTCCCCACGTACTTTCCAACAAATCCCTAAAAGATCTAGACTTATTGCTAGAGGATAATCCCGCAATCGTCTCTCATCGTTTATGTGGAGCAGGTGGAGGGGGATATTTTTTCTGTATTACATCTAACCAGATCAACCTAGAAGACTCTATTCAAATTGAAATAGCCAACGAAGGAGTTAAATCCTTTAAGATATGAACATACAAAAATTACTACATCTCCTGCCTGAACTAGAAGATTCAACACTATGTAAAAACTTAAAATCCTTAGTGAACGATCACAGAGAGATAATTATCCTAGGGAATGGGGGCAGCAATTCAATCGCTTCACATATTGCACAAGATTACACTAAAGCACTGGGTAAAAAAGCTATCTCTTTTTCAGACCCGTCAAGATTAACCTGTTATATTAATGACTATGGTCAAGACAAGGCTTTTACAATGTTTTTGAGACAACTTGATCGCCCAAGAAGTTTGGTAATATTAATTTCATCGTCTGGAGAATCAAAAAATATTATTAACTGCCTTAAATATTGCCAAGATGTAGGAACAAAACATGTTGTTTTAACTGGTTTTGATAAAAATAACACCTTAAGGGAAAAAGCAAAAAAAACAGCTTCAATTAATTACTGGGTAGACTCCGATGACTATGGGATAGTGGAGTGCCTTCATCAAATTTTTCTTCATTCAACTATATAATGAAAGTAGGTTTTACCGCTGGAGCTTTTGACCTTTTGCATGCTGGTCATATTTTAATGCTTGAGGAATGTGCTATTAAATGTGATAAACTTATTGTTGGTCTGCACTTAAACCCCAGCACAGAAAGGCCACAAAAAAACACTCCGATTCAATCGGTTGTGGAGAGATATATCCAACTTAACGCTGTTAAGTTTGTATCTGAGGTAATCACCTACGAAACAGAAAAAGATTTATTAGAGTTGTTGACTGCATTACCTTTAGATTTTAGGTTTATTGGTGAAGACTGGCGTGGTAAACAGTTTACAGGCAAGAGTTTGGATGGAAAAAGCCACCGAATAATATATAATAGCAGAAATCATCAATACTCATCATCATCACTAAGGAACAGAGTTATTAAAAATGAAAATTAAATTTATCAATCATGCTAGCGCCATTTTTGAGTGTGGAGATGTTAAAATTCTAACAGACCCATGGTATACAGGTTCTTGTTTTAATAATGGATGGAACCTTTTGGTTGATGATGAAATTGACATTAACGATTTAGATTTTAATTATCTTTGGTACTCTCATGAGCACCCAGACCACTTTAGCATTGCCGATCTAAGAAAAATTTCAGAACAAAAGAAAAAAGAAATAACAATTCTTTTTCAGCTTGCGCCTGATCAAAAAGTAAAAAAATTTTGCGAGAAACTTGGTTTTAAAGTTGTTGAAATAGAGGAGGGGGAGGATTTTTTCATAGAAGACGTAAAAATCTGTATTGGAAAAGAAGGTGGTTTTGATTCTTGGATCTCGATTACACATGAAGATAAGACAATAGTTAACCTTAATGATTGCAGGTTAGAAAATGAGGAAGAATTATCTCCATTAAAAAAACTAGGCAAGATTGATGTGCTGCTCACTCAATTTGGATTAGCCAACTGGGCTGGAAATGATGGAGACGTCGCTGCTATTTCCACGGCTCATAAAATGATTTTTGAAAAAACTAATGAACAAATAAAACACCTTAAACCTGAATATATTGTTCCCTTCGCAAGTTTTTCTTGGTTTTCTCACGAAGAAAACTCTTTTTGCAACAATGCGGCAATATCCATTAAATCCTTTGTAGATTATTATAGCTATACTAAAAAAATAATCACACTTTATGTGGGAGAAGAGTGGGTTGTAGGTGAGGATAGAAATTGCTCTGAAGGTCTTTGGCAGTGGGAAGAACAGTTTAAAAAGAAAAGAGAACCAATACACAAGTCGATCACAATTAAAGAAGAAGAACTTCAAAAGTCTTTTGAGTTTATGATATCTAATTTAAAAAAGAAAAACTCATGGGATAAGCTAATCGAATTACATTCTACTTTTGAAGGAGCAGTTGTAGAATTAACAGATACAGAAGAAAAATACATTTTTGACATTAGTAAAAAATCTCTAGAAAAGACAGTTTCTCAAAGCGCTGATATAAGCATGGGAAGTGATTCTTTTAACTATTTAATGAAAAACGAGTGGGGTCGCGGGACTCTAATGGTTAATGGCAGGTTTCAAGCCTCTTATAAAAATTTTTATAAATTCCTTAGGCAAACCCAAGTTTACTATAATAATAATATAGGCAAGCGTTACCCCGAAGACATACCTAATGAATCTATTACAAATCCCAGATCTTTTGTCTATGAAACGCTAGATACAATTAACGATAATTAATGCCATGAAGGTAGATAGGATTATAACAGCACTAAACAATAACCCCACTTATGCTGATTTTTGGAATATTTTTTCTCCTATTTGGAGCAAAAGATTCAATTTGCGCCCAACTCTAATTTATGTAGGAAGTGAGGGAGAGCTTAGCAACAGCGGTCTCTCTAAGGACCATGGAGATATCATCAGAGTTGACAAAGTAAAAGAGGTAACGCACCACAAAGGAACAGACTGGTCTGTTACTTGGGCGTTATATTGGGCATGTTCAAAATTTCCAAATGAAGTTTGTGTTACTTCTGGAATAGATGAGACATTTCTTTCTGATTTTTATTTCGATCTGTTAACAGATATTGATGAAGAAAAATATGTAATTGGATTTGATGATGCCTATGAAGGCTATTCGTCTGACACTATAGGATACCACAGTAATATTTCTGAGGCATTTTATCCCACCTCTCATGTTTCCGCGAAAGGTTCTACATTTAAAAAAATATTTAAAATGGAAGAAAAGTGGGAAGATGAAATAAAAAAAGTATTCTCACACAGAGGAAATTATAACTTACCGCCTAACCTATGGGGATTAGATGAATGCTACGCTTCACATTGCATTGATAGTTATTCTAAAAACGTAGATGATAGTGTCTTTGTTAAATTGGGTATGTTCAGAAAAGAGTGGCTACCCAGAAGAATTGACAGAGGATTAGACTTTCGCGGTGGCAAGTTCAACTATGACCCCGA